TCTCCATCACCACATGGTTAATGTAGTCAGTCTCCTGTTGCGCTGCTTTTTCGTCTTCCGGTCCCTTTGGGTCGAAGCGAACTACCTGATCACCAGACGCGAAAATCTTGACTAACTGCGGGAGTGACGATTCAATCGTATCCTGAACGTCGTAACTGACAACTTGGGAACGCCCTTCGACTTCATTTCCGAAAGGTTCGCCAAGATAGTAGCGAATGGCTTGTGCTCGTTGATTGGATAACTCAGAATCGTTGATTCCGTAGGCTACAGCTTCCTCCTGCTCGATCCGATACAGGATTTCTTCATCTGTGAGTTTTGGCATAACTGACCTCAAATAGCGTCTTCGCCCTCTACTGCTCTACGCGGCCGGCCACGGCGAATAATTGGCTCGGGTTGCGGAGCGATGGGTGCGGGTTGTTTGGCCTCCAGCGCATCAACACGCGCCTGAAGGTTCTTGATTGCTTTGATCATGTCCTGGATTGTGTTCATTAGATTACACCCATGTTCGGATATTTGATCCGTTTTGTCGAAGTACCCCATGCTACCGGGTACGCGAACGTGATTGCGATTGCGTCTGCGCTATCCGGACTTGCCGCGCCTCTGCGCTTCATGTCCTCTTTGCGCTCCAGCATAATCGCCCCCATTGAATTGAGCTTGTACGTCGGGCCAATCATGTCTGCCCGTAACTCACGATCCTTCGGTAACACTGCGCCCTTCAACCATTCCCGCATCAAACCCCACATCTCTGCTCGTTTGTTGCCGTAGGTTGCCGAATCCGCTTTTGTACCGAAATTGATCCCACGCACCTTATACTGTTGTTCAAGAAGTCTGTCAAGTACCCCGGCTCCCAGACCGCCTTCATCAATCGCCGTCAGGATAGGCTTGTATTTGGTAATCGCCTCGATCACCCTACCTACCACGGCCATCGTATCCAATCCAGTATGCTTGTGCAGCGCAATAATGTCGCGCCCTTGCCGTACCGCTATAACCGTCTTATCGCTACCGAAACGCGCCACATCCACACCGAGCATTATAGGAGCCGTAGGATCGTAAGTTGGCTTTCGATCCATAGCTTCATCAACCAATCCCGCGTCGATAAACTGATCGTCACCCTGGCTTGGAAACTCTCCATAAATCTCAACCTTGGCCTGCCTGGAGTCTGCACCGTATTCATCGATAATCTGCTGGTAAATCGCCTTGTCAGTGTCTTCAACCTTCCTCGCATCGATATTCCGTGTTCTCCAGAAGTTTCTTTTGGTGTTGAAGCACTCATAGAAATACCCCTCGTTTCTCCGTGGATTGCTAAACGCGAACCAGTACCTGTGCAACGTATTTTCCGTAAAGAATCCGGCCCCGACTTCCCATATTTTGTCTGGAATACCACTAGACTCATCAAAAATCAGCATCATACCATCGTGATTGTGCACACCAGCGTAAGAATCCGGGTTCTCCTCCGACCAGAGCTTCCCTTCCGCTGCCCAATATCTCGTACCCTTCTTCAAATCTCTCTCGACAAGCTCCGATATCCATACTGCAGGCACCAATTTCGTCGCGGATATCTCCCACCAGTGGGAATTTATGATCATCGCCGCCCATTTGCTTAGTTCGCCCCATGTCACTGACCTCAACTGCGCCTCACTGTTGGCAGACACCACAACACTAGAACCAATCCGTGTCGTTAGCATCCACAGTATCAGCCATGCCACCAGTGCTGACTTGCCGATCCCCCGACCACTGGACACCGCATCTCTCAGCGCGTCCATCTCGATCTTCTGCTTGTTAGTCGCAATGTGTTCCCTGATGTCCCTTAGAATCTCACGCTGCCACTGCCTCGGGCCTTTGAAGTTCTTCAGCGGAGTGTTTTCTTTACCCCAAGGAAACGCAAACAACACAAACGCCTCCGGGTCGTCCGCCAACTCTGGCGACCATAGTGTTGCCATCAGGCGTTGTTCTTCTATTGGGCTGTAGATCGGTACTTGCGCCACAGTTCCTCTGCTTCTTTCTCTGTTCTACCTATTGGGCCGTATTTGGTACATTCAGGACATCGCATGAACACTTCCTGCTGCTTTGTCCTGTAGTTGTACCACCAGTCGGTATAGACCTCACCCCCACAGGGGCAGTTAGGTAGTGGCAACACGGGTCACCTTTATGTAACTGCCCTTCTTCGTACCAATCCCCTGCCCTACCCCATGCGCGCAATTCTCGCAGGCAGTACCTCGTGCGTTTTTCTCCAGGTGTGCTTTGCGGAGTTCTTGTGCTTTGGGACTGTGCCACGCCTCCATGAAGGTGGTGTCGTTTATATTACCGGCACACCATTTGTTATGGACATCAAAACAACAAAGGGCCACTGATCCCGACGCCGTAACGTGCCCTTCCTTGAAAATCGTCCAGCAAGGTAACGGTTCGCGCAAATTCGCAAGTCTTCCTGGGTTACCCAGAACTTGTTCGCCAAAATCCGTTTGCGCGCCGAAACTATACTGCGGCAACCAGTAATGCTCATCAACAAATGGTTTGATGATTTCCACCGCCTCTTCCATTCTCTTTTGCTGCTCACCATCAAACTTAATCGATGACGCATATATGCCGCAGTCGAACCCATTTTCATCGCGTATCCTCCTAGCCTCCTTGATGTTAAAGACGAGATTCTCGAATATCTTCTCCGGAACATGCGCCACTTCCCGGAGTTGCCGTCCGTTCGTATAGTTGTAACTGAACTTGATGCTATTCAATCCTGCGCGCATCAGCGGCAGTAACCTGTCCGGTGTCGCCAGCGCCCCATTGGTCGTGATGAACACATACTCGATCCCGGCTCGTTTGCAATACCTGATCGCACCCTCCAACCTCTTGGCCAACATCGGCTCACCGATGAAGAATAGCCCAATCTCCTCGGTTCCATTTGCTACCAACTCGTCAATAAGCCTGGTGAATGTACCCCACGGCATCTGCGGTTTGGTTGTTTGCGTACTATTGACACAAAACGAGCACTTGAACTGACAATTGTCATCCAGACTAATCTTTACAGACTTCGGACATGGCGGCGTCGTGCTCAACCAAACTTCTTCCTCCATGTTGTTCGTGTTGTCGATCCGTGATGAGATTAGTCGGTTGCTGTTGGTCATAAGTCACTCCGTTAATAACACGCTTATGCGCCTCTTCAAGCGCAGCCGTAATGCTGATCTGCTGATTGATCTCTACCTCAACTTTCGCCCCATAATCCTTCCGGTTGAATACAGATGCCGCCTTAAGATATGTCTCCGTTCTGTATTTCCCCAACTGTACGCTCTCAACGTCACAATTTTGCGCCTCTGTAATGCTATCCCATTGCAGATGGTCCGCCAAACACCGCTTCGCCAATTCCCACTTCCGCATCCTTTCAGGTACGGACTCCATCCATTCCCTCATGATAATCGGCGACACACCATAACTCAACGAAATATCCCTTGGATGTTCCCCCTCCGCAATTCTGGAACAGTAATCCGCAACAACAGAATCTTCCCCCATTGTCGCAACTAATTCCGTCATCTTTCCCCACTTGGCTAATGCACCCATGATGCTTTATAGCATAAAAAAATAAAATTTCAAAAAATTCTGTGCGAGGGGTGGCCTAAACTTCAGACCGTGAAGCTGGAGGGGTACCCCCACCCAAGTTAGCAAGCACTAACTAATGTTAGCAAGTGCTAACTTCGGTAGTAAGCACTAACTTCGAGGTGGAATGGATCGCGCCGAGGTGGGCTGGATCGCGTTGCGCCCCTAAGCGATGAGGGGCGAGGATTGAAACAAGAGCTAGCGAGAGCGCGGCGACTTTGCCGGCCGGCGCACAGGCCGGCACCCCAGAACGCCAGAATTTGAAAAAGGTCTTGACTATATCTGGAAATTGTGCCAACCTGTAATCAGGTGAGCGATTGGCGCGCACCACTTACAGGAGAAACGAAATGACCAAGACCTACGACATCGAAATCGCAGAATTCAACAGCGCCGGCATTCGTTTGGAAGCCGAATCGCTCGGCATCACCCACATGCGCAGCATAGGCGGTGGGTACGCCGAAGGACATGAAGGCGAGGCCGATTACTACATCGGATTTTACGCCATGCAGCACCCGAATGGATGGGAATTCCGGGTAGCCAACACGAACGGAGATCCGGTGTGGGAAGAGGCCGATCAAGCCGTGTTTGCGGAACTCGCCGAATCGTGCGGCGTGGAACTGTGAGCCGAGGCGGAGCACGAGAGGGGGCGGGGCGTAAGCCCGCCCCGAAGCACCTAAAGAAAGTGCCGGTGGGCTACAAGTTACCCAGCTGGCTGGTGGAGTGGTTGCGCGACCAAGAAGAGCCGGCCGCACAACTGATCGAGGATGCGCTTTGCCAGTTGCACAATCTCAATCCGCCGGAATGTGGTTAATGCCCTATAAAGCCCCAGGATGCCCCAGGATGCCAGGTCGCGCATCGGGTGATGCCCGAGTACCACCTGGGCATCAAAATGCGCCTATAGGGCCGCAATCCCATTTGTCGCGATTTGTCGCAAGGGGATCAATAAATTACGCTTTTTTGCTGTATTTTAATTTGTCGCGGTTTGTCAAACAGGTATTTTCGTCCGAGAGCCAATAACCACGCCGATCTTCAGCAAGTGGCACGATTTCCGGCATCTCTAAGGATTTTTTTTACTATAAAAAACCATTTTGTAGGGGGTTCACATGCGCATGCGACAATTAGGTCATAGAGCATGACGTTTGCATAAGTCGCGGTTTGTCGCAAGGCGACACATTGTGACAATTACACTTTTATTTTTCCGGATGTTTCACTGTTTATTGATCTGGATCAATGATTGAGTATTTTGTAACGCATTTATACTTGCTTTTTATGACTCAAGATGCTACTGTCTAATTGTAGTTTGTGTTTTCTAATAACTTTAAGGAGTAACTAAATGGCAAAGCTTCCTACAATTAAAGAGCTATCCGCGCTTATCCGATCAATTAAACCGTGTATTGAAGATTCCTACATACAGGAAGGCGATAGCTTGCCCAGTATTGATCTTACGATCGGATGGGATAGCGATTCAGGTAGTTGGGATTATCAGACTGGTTCCAATGAATACACTGGTGGAGCATATGGATATCCGATCTGGGCAGTGTGTTCAGTGTATCGCCGGAGTAATAGCCGTTCTTTGGCCCGCGATTTGATTGCCGATCTTGATGGAGGTAACTAACATGAACAGACAAGCGCAGCAACAACTTAATCGGTTCATCCGAAAAGAACACGCGGGCGAATGCATGGGAGTACATGGGCGCTTTTCAAACCTAGTAGCATCCGACTATGGCCGCATTATTAAACAGAATTTTAAGGCGTGGCGCGAATATGTGAAGGAACGCAACAAGTATCGCATCGTCGTCGAACTGAGTTTCGATGACTGCCGCAAGAACGGGAGAGATTCATTTAGTATCACTGCAGACATTCGCGAAAACGGTAAAGAATATATAAGTGGATGCTGCAAAGATGAAATAGCGGCTAATTTCCCGGAACTGGCGCCGCTGATCAAGTGGCACATGTCGAGCACTGATGGCCCGATGTACTACATCACAAATACACTTTACTGGCTTGGATATAGCGGCTCGCCGCCGAACATTGAATACGCGCGCACCGCCGCCGTGTGGTCAGACATGCCGGAATCAATGTTGTGTGACAAAGATGCGCGCCGTCTCAAAGTAACACGCGACGCTGCCGCTGTGCCGGTTAGAGCGTTATTGACGGACAGGCTGCCAGGGTTGCTACGCGACTTTAAGGCGGCAATGAGCGGCGCAGGTTTTGTTTGGCCAACGGGGAAGAAATAGCACAAGATAGCTATGGAGTGTGGATTATGAAAACATATTTTAGTGATATCAACAATGCAATTAAGACGATGCATTACCGTTACGGCATCGGAGACATCAATGAAATTCGCCAGTTCGCTGACGGACGAATTGAGTTGGCAACGCAAGGGTTCGGTATGTCCAAGCGAACCGCTCGAGGTAGGATTCAGCGTAACGGCAACAAGAGTACGGTTTTCATTTACCGCCATCAACTAACGGTGACAATTATATGACCACCACTCAACTACAAATCGATGCGCTGGCATCCATGCCGCGTGTCTATGACTTCGTCAATGATGCCATTGATGCGCTAATAATCGAGCGTCAATCCGGCTCAGTGTCAAAGCATGTCCTTATGGCACTGGTTAAGCTCCAATCGCTACAATTGGAAATAGAAAGGTTCTCAAGATGACCGCCCAGCAAGCTATACAGTTTCGCCTTGATTCACTCAGGACTAGCAAGATATTGGCCCTTGCAAGCTATCTGCAAACGCAATACCCGTTGCTGTCCCGCCTTGATGCGCTGCGGCAAGCAAAAGACATTGTAAGGGGCGAACAATGGCAACTCTAATCGCGATAGTTGCTGCTATTATTGTGATAATGAAAAGGTAGTTACTCCTCGGAGCATAAAGCTCCCCTCGGCCATAGACAAAACCACGTCTATGGCTTTTTTTCGACCCGGATATACCAAACTATGGCTCGATGTACGCTTGCGCTTCCCTGGCCGTATGGATGAACCATGGTCCATTGCGTAGCGCTGCGCTGGATGTACGCTCCCAGCTATCCGGCGTGTCTGGAAAGGTCCCTTGCATGGGCTATGTGTTCCGCTGCGATCTTGCGGTTCGCGATCTCCTCGGCTGCCTTGGCTGCATAGACAGTCCATAGCGTGGGATTGACTAACCATCTTGTCGGATAGCGCCGATGATTGACGCGCGACAACAAATGTGGCTGTATCCAACCGGCTTCGACAAGCCTTGTCAAGATCGTTTCGCGCTGAGAGTCCGATACGTGCCGCCACCCCACCCAGCCTCTGTGCATATCGCGCTGCGTGATCTGTTGCATACCCTTCCGGCTTAAGATCATTGCAGCGATTGCCTTCAGGTTTCGTCCTAGTTCGGATGCGCCGAGTACATCCATATAAAAAGCGATCGCATGTGTCAATAGGAAGTCGCACATAAAATGCTTGACCTTGATCGCCGTCTGTTCGGATATGGGGAGGGATTGAGGATGTATAGAACGATCTGCGCACTCTATCGCATGGTATGTCAGCATTAACCTACCGGATAGGCCTGACCATTTCCCCAGGTGTGAACAGAATGACGGGCTTATGAATTGGATGTTGATAAGCTGTGCCGCCTTATCGGCAATTTCCTTTCTGATCTCGTTTGCACCTTCGGACAAATAGATTCGATCGCCGGATGGAATGGTCTGGAATATTTGACGCTGCATGTCGTGATATCGCTTGTATGCAACTTCGTTGGGCCTCTGCTCATTGCCATTGATGGATTGGCGCCCCATGATCACCATGAACCGTTGCAGCAATCCGTCCTCTCGAATACCTGAACATATTTCCCGCATCGGTCCTGGCTGTATGCCTCCAATGAGACAACCGGACCAATTTTTGATCTTGAATGACCCGCGCCCGACACGATCAACTCGCCGTGACCCGCCATTGTAGAATTGTAACCATGCCGCCTGATCTGATCCGCCGCGCCCTGACTTGTAGGCGTCCATTGAACCGAACCATTCCGAAAGCTCGTCACGATCAACGAGCAATCCCCTGGAACAATGTTTGGCCACTTCCTCGACGCCTTCGATGGTGGTATTCTGCAGGATCAGGCGCGGGATTTCGGGTAGTTCGGGATGTTGTATAGGCGGCGGTGTCTCGCCATTCTCAAGCTGCTTGATGTAGTCGGCCTCGATTTTCTTGAAAGCCTTTTCCTTTAGGGAATGTTCGTAACGTATTTTCCCCTCTTCGTCCGATAGTTCGTCGTCTATCTTTTTCACTGTTGCCAGTGCAGCGCCGAGTGCTGGCGTCTTGCCGACAGACGCATCACCTACGATTGCGCCCCATAGCCGAGCGGATTCTGTCCAGGTGTGATTATTTATCTCTGGTTGCAGCTTGATGTCGTCATGGAGTAGGGATGCACTTGAGACAATGGCGCCTAAAGCAAGGATTGTACGATCTACGCCTTTGACGCCTTCCATGTCCAGCATCCAATCCCGGATGCATTCCGGAACCTGCTCCGGTTTGATCTTTGGCGGGACGATCTCGGTGAATACATCCATTGGTTCAGTCCAGACGATGCCTTCCGGCGTCGTGATTACATCCTCGCCATCATCTTCCGGAGGATACTTTACGCCTTGTGGTGGTGGTTCTGGTGGTGGTGCATCTATCTTCTGTTTAATCGGTTCCGTTTTATGCGACTTGGCCCACGCCATAGCGTCAGTTTTCGTCCATTGCGGCTCGTCGGCAATGTCCCACCCGGTCGGCATATCATGCGGATCGAGCATGATGCATTCGCAGTTCAACGTGAGTAGATGTTGCGCCAGATTCGCCATGCAGGCGCGCCCAGGTTCATCGGCATCCGGCCATAGGATAATCTTGCGACCCGCCAGCGGCGTCCAGTCGCTATACCGCCACCCATTTGCACCACCAGCCCAACCTACGCAGGGCATTGGGAGGATTGCTTGACCGGCATCGGCTTTGCGTGGCCCCTCGAAGACGATGACTTGAGATGTTTTGTTTATGGCAAGTTGATCCAATCCATAGATAGGCCGTGGTTTTTTGTAATGCCCACATTCCCACTTCGGCGGCTGCTGCCCACGATAGCCCCAAGAGAAGCATCGCGGCTCTTTTTTACCGTTCGCCATATACCGGGCTTCGTAGAAAATTGGATTGCCTTCAGCATTGCGGAATGTCCAGACTTGTACTGGGTCCCCGAATGGTTCGCCGTCCGGGGTGGTGAGCCACCCCATCTTCGGCGGTGGTGTGCCTATAGGTGGGGCGCATGTGACACGCTCCGGCCTTGGCGGCGGCGTGTCTTCAATGATCGGCTGATACTTGCCACCACCGGAGAATAGCGGATCGTCAAGCAGTTCTGCCGCTTTTTTCACGCTGATGTTTTCGAGATAGGCAACCACACCGAGGGCATCCTCGTGGAAACCACACGAGAAGCAATGGGTGGTATATTTCCCTGTGCCATTGATGTATATGGACATTGATGGATTATGATCGTCATGCGCGATGCAATTGCACATGTAGCGGTTACCGCTCTTCGTGAGCTTGACGCCGTATGACAGGAGTATGTCTGGGAGGTTGTGGTTCATTTCGCCCTCTGCTTTATAATCTGCCGCACACGTTCACGGCTGATCTGAAATCTCTGCCCGATGGCTTCAAGGGTAAGCCCTTTATTCCTGAGTTTGAGTATTTGTATGCGCCTGATCCTGGCGGCGCGCGCAATTGCGATTGGATTAATTAGCATTATTTAGCCTATGAGATATACACACGATTAGGTGTCTGCTTGGCGTTATGCTTCGTCATTCCACCAGCACTGGAATCGCGCAAACCATGTCGTACATCGCCCGCGCCTTCTTCGCCACGTCGGCAAATCTCTCGTCGTCTGGCAAGTAGTTCGCCGCGTCGCGTGCCTTTTGTGCTGCCATGTACATATCGAGCTTCCACTTGTTAAAGGCTTTTCGCTCCGCTTTGGAGAAGGAGTAATTTGCTGTATGCCAAAACTGTTCCATATCAATCCTTTCCGCCTAACTCTGCGTTATGCGTCATGTTCGCTAACGCGTACTCAATGTCTGCTTCCAGTCCGCCGCGTTCGCATCGGTATATGTCATCCTTCAGTTCCCGCAGCGACTGCACAAGGAAATCACGCTGCCGAGCAAGTTCAACGGCTGCCGTTCTCTGTGCTTCAAACGCTTCTTCCAGCCGCTTTATTTCTTGCGCTGCTCGCTCTGCCGTTTCCTCGCTTGCCGAAAGGTTGTTCAATTCTTTCAGCAGTTCCTTAGTGTGTCTGTGCCGTATCACTTCTGTAAACATATTCATTTCTCGTCCTTTCCGGGGCGCTCGGCCCCTAACTGTGCCATCGAGAGCGACGGCTTCAATCTTCGCTTTCGCCGCGCCTCATGACGGCGTTGGCAGGCAAAAGCTCCGCCTGCACCGCCGTCGCGCCAGCGCCGACTTTTGCATCCTCGAATAGTCGGGGCTGTGCGTAGGCTTGCTCTATTCGGCGGCAGGCGATGTCGAAGTATTTGCGCTCGCGCTCTATGCCGGTGAAGTGCAAACCCTCCATTACGCAGGCAACGCCAGTTGTCCCAGACCCCATAAATGGATCGCAAACCGTCTGAACCCCTTTGGCCTGCATCAGCGCCCATCGCATCACCGGCACTGGCTTTTGCGTCGGATGCTCACGCTCTTCCTTGTTCGCCATGTCCTGCTGCAACATGCCTTGCCACCGCCAGCGCAAACGGCGCACCGCTTTCGGAAGGTTTGTCCAAGCAAGCTCACAGTCCGCAAAATCAGTTTCTCCGTTGTCCTTGTCCCAAACCAGCCAGCACTTTGCAGGCGGAAGCTGAAAGTAATTGCCGCCGAAAAACACCTGCAACCGGCTCTTGTCTTTCATCAACTCAATCATCCACGTCGGCGGGGGGCTGCTGTCCCATTCGTAATCCCCATAGTCGCGCTGGCTCGCCATTCCGTGCCCTTGTCGGGAGTTCTGCTTTTTTTTGTTCTCGTTTATCCCATACGGCGGGTCGGTCAGCACCAGATCAACGGGCGGAAGCAGCGGCAGCACTTCGCGGCAGTCTCCGAGGATCAACCTGCATTCACCTATGGTCAATTCTTCAAACATGGTCACTCCGTTTCACCGGTAAGTTATGATTTACCCAATCATAGGCCACAAAAAATATTTTGTCAATGTCCTTGACAACAGGTAAAGGTGTTCTATAATCCCATTACACATTCACAACAGACGAAAGGATTGCAACATGGTTCAACGTGTGTACCAGGTGCAGGAAAACGCAACAGGGAATATCCGTCTGGTGCAGGCGGAATCCAGGCAGCAACTTTCTCAGCATCTTCTGAAAGGTGCGTTTGATGTGAAGTCGAGTAACGGCGTGACAACGGCAAAGTTGCTCTCGCAGGGCATCAAGCTGGAAGTTGCAAATACTACTCCTACCGGAAAGGAGAATGCAATATGATGGATTTGGATTTGAATGACAATGAGGATTTTAGATTCTGGCAAACCAAAGGTGCGGAACTGGAGTGGCTTGTTAAGTCTGCACCATACGACACTGGGTTGTCCGATCACCTGTGGAAATTGGCAGTTGGCATGTCTCGTATCGCAGCAGAACAATACATTGGGGAAACTTATGATCATCAAGAACAAC